GCTTCAATGCTTCTAAGGAAACCACTTATCAGCGCTGAAATTACCCGACTTATGGAGAAAAAAGAAGAACATGCCATAATGTCAGCTACTGAGGTAATGGAGATGTTCACCAAGATAGCAAATGGTGAAATCAAAGACCAGTTTGGTCTGGACGCGAGTTTAAATGACAGGCTAAAGGCATTACAGGAGTTAGCAAAACGCACTGTTGATATTGAGAACAGGATCAAAGGAGTACCTGACGGAAATATCAACATAAAACTCGATTGGACAGAATGATGTAATAATATAGCGGTATCGCCAAATGGTAAGGCATGAGATTTTGGTTCTCATTATTGCAGGTTCGAATCCTGCTACCGTTGGTTGGTTTTCTTAGTCACTCATATTAAACAACCTTCTTTGAAACAGTTTAGTCCATAGTCCGAGTCTTTCTGTAAAAAAGATGTGTGCTTATTATAGCGGGATGGAGGAGTGGTTCCTCGTTTGGCTCATGACCAAAAGACATAGGTTCAAATCCTATTCCCGCAATCATTGAAAGGAGGGATAATACAATGCAGAGTATAAACATACCACTGAAAGATTGTATTATCCCTATGTATTTTCCAGTATTAAAAGATATATTAAAGCATGACCATACGCATTATGTATTTCCCGGAGGACGTGGTAGTACGAAATCATCATTCGTGGGTATTACAATACCGTTATTGATAATACAGAATCCTGAATGCCATGCGGTATGTTTTAGGAAGATAGCAAACACGATACAGACAAGCATATTTCCTCAAATAATATGGGGTATATATCAGCTTGGGTTGGAGAGATTTTTTACCATACCAAAAACATATAGCACGCCTATCATATATAATCCAACTGGTCAGCGAATAATGTTTATGGGATTAGATGATCCTATGAAAGTAAAATCAATTAAATTACCGTTCGGGTATATAGGTATTGATTGGTTTGAAGAACTTGACCAGTACAGTGGTGAAAATGAATTGCGTATTGTAACTCAGTCGACTATGCGCGGCGGAGACAAGTTTTGGGATTTTCGTACATTTAACCCGCCTATCAGCAAAAATAACTGGGCGAATGAATATACAGAGGATTGTGAACTATATAGGGAAAACGACACTCTTGTCGTACGAAATACATATTTAGATGTGCCTAAGTACTGGCTTGGAGAACAGTTTTTTGAAGAAGCTCAAATGCTTAAGGACATAAACGAAAGAGCATATATTCACGAGTATTTAGGACAAGCGATAGGTACTGGCGGAGATGTATTTCCTAATGTGGCAGAATTTGATAGTCATGCTGTTATAGATTATGGTGATAGAAAGATTCCGATAATTGATACATTCGATAATGTTTATAATGGTATTGACTGGGGTTTTGCATTAGATCCGTTTCGGTTTGTTAAATTGCATTTTGATAGAAAACATTTGGACTTGTATATCTTCAGAGAATATAATACAGTAAAGACAAGGAATGAAGAAGTCTATAACATATTATATAATGACATTAAGCTGATAACGAATGATGAACAAGTGACGGCAGATAGCGCCGAACCCAAGTCAATAGCAGACTTCAAGGCATACGGTGCATTTATACGTCCGGCAGAGAAAGGTCCTGAAAGCGTAAGATATGGTATTAAATGGCTTCAATCATTGAGGCATATATACATAGATAAAAAAGAATGTCCTGAAACATATCGGGAATTTGTTAATTATGAATATGAACAGGACAGAGATGGTAATTTTATAAGCGCATATCCAGATGAAGATAATCACGGTATAGATGCTACAAGATATGCATTGGAGAAGTATTATAATAGAAAGGGTAATTGATATGGATATAAAGCAGGAATGTCATAATATAGCCGATACATACGGCTACCCAGCTCAGAGTGGTCAGTTAATAGAGGAATGTGCGGAACTAATTCAGGCTATAAGCAAATACAAGAGAGCCAAGACCGCAGAGGAACAGCATGTTGCGTTTAGTCATTATCTGGAAGAAATAGCAGATGTGGAGATAATGCTGGATCAGATAAAGTATTTGCTTGATATTAAAGAGAATGATTTGAATGATATCAAGCAATATAAGATACATAGAGTATTGAATAGGATATAAGGAGAACAGAGTTATGGATGTACATGTAGCATGTCCAAGTAAATGCGCAACTGGCGGAGTAGAATTACTTCATCAGCTTACAAAGGAGCTTAATAAAAACGAACGGATAAATGCCAAGATATGGTATAGAGGTAAGCAAATAGATGATCCTACACCGGAAGAATATAAAAGTTATCATAATGAGTATATCATAACTCCTGTGCCTAAGGAAAACACAGTATTGATCTTCCCGGAAATTTATGCATCATGGGCTAATATGGATCAATATAAAAACCATTATAAGGTTATCTATTGGGAGTCAGTAGATAATTATTTTAAATGGACATCTGAGAAGGAACAGTTTAAATTCCCGGAGGGTACAATACATCTGGCTCAGTCATATTATGCTAAGCAGTTCTTGGAACATACGGCAAAGATAGATCCTAAAGACATTATCATGGTAACTGATTATATCAATGATATTTATTTTAAGAGCAGAAAAGAAAAGGAAAGATATGATAATGTAGTTTTATATAATCCACATAAGGGAATGGAATTTACTCAGGAACTTATAGATGCGGCGTCCGATATTGAATTTAAACCCCTGGATGAATATACAACAAAAGAAATGATAGATCTTATGTCGCGTTGCAGACTATATATAGACTTCGGAGATCACCCCGGCAAGGATAGAATACCACGAGAAGCGGCATTATGTGGTTGCGCTATTATAACAGGAAAGGATGGCAGTGCGGCAAACAAAGAGGATGTAGCTATTCCCGGAAGATATAAATACGATAGAGCGGTTGAGAATATATCAAGCATTATAAAGCGTATTCGTGAAGTATTAGCAGATTATGATGAATTGAAAAAGGATTTTGATCCATACAGAGAAAAGATAGCAGATGAGAAAAAGGAATTCGAAGAAAGCGTAGCAGAGTTAGCTGATAGGTTGGCTGATTTGTATATACGATTCAGTATCATAATTCCTACTCACAATTCCGAAGCATATATTCGCAAGGCATTGGATTCGGTAGCCTGTCAGGAATTTAAGGATTATGAACTGATTGTAGTTTGTGATTCCTGCGATGATGATACAGAGAAAATAGCTAAGAGCTATGGCGCAAGAATAGAACATACTGATTGTCATTGTGACGGGCCTACAAGAAGCAGGGGTATAGACGTGGCACGCGGCGAATGGTTACTGTTTATGGACGATGACGATTGGTGGCTTCACGAATATGTATTAACTCAGCTGGACGATAAGCTTAAAGAAGTTGGTGATATAGATGTATTATGTTTTAGCTTCATATTCAAAGGTTGGAAATACGCAAGTCCTTTAGGAAATAATGGTAAGAGATGGATAGCGACGTGGAATAAGTGCTGGCGCAGAGCATTTGTAGGTGATTCAAGATTTCCTAAGGTTAAGATGTCATCAGACGTATATTTTAACGATTCTGTATTTGGAAAGAATCCTAAGGTAGCATATTGGGATATGCCCATGTACTATTACAATTTTATGCGGGAAGGAAGTCAAACTGAAGTAGATAGGAGAAACAGCTAATGGCAAAATATCTAATACATACATATCCAAAACGCATGTGGTATGTTAAGGACTATCTTATTCCGTCGATGCTAGAGCAGGGCATAAATAAGGATGATATTCGTATTTATAACGACGATAAAGGTGAGGGCAATTTAAGAGCCTGCATGAATGCATTTGCAAGTTGCCAAGGTAAGGGAGGAACTTGGCACCTTCAGGACGATGTTTTGATATGCAAGGATTTCAAAGATAGAACAGAGTGGTATGATCATGGACTTGTATGTGGGTTCAGTAGTTTGTTATACGATGGCGACATAGAAGCCAAGAAAGGTGCAGTAAATAGGGAGAATATGTGGTTCTCCTTTCCGTGTATACGAATACCAAATGACTGGACAAGGGAATGTGCGGAATGGGTTACTACCAAGATCATAGGAAACCCAGTATATGAAAGATATTGGAAAAATGGTGTAAATGATGATTGGAGTTTCAGACAATATCTAAAGACATTTCACCCAGACTGTGTGGCACTTAATATCATGCCATGCCTTGTAAATCATGTAGATTATTTAATTGGTGGCGGAAGCGGTCAGCGAAATAGAAAACATCCTGTAACAGCACAGTATTGGAAAGATGATGATTTGATAAAAGAACTGGAGGGCAACTTAAATGGCGGAGCGTAAAATCAAAAGATGGGTTACAGTAAACGGAACGCATGTTCCAATTTATGAGGATGAATCGGGTGAATGGATGGACTTTGCAACTCGTCAGCGGTACAGTAGATACATTGACGACCATTCTTTTGATGATAAACTCGACTCTGACGAAAAAACATGGGTAGCGGCTTTACGAGCAGAGCGTGATGAAGCAGAACAAAAGAAAAAAGAAGCACAGATACAGGCTAATGCAGTTGAAGCTAAGAGATTAAATGAGCGCGATAAAGAAGAAGTGTTAAAACCTTGGAGTAAGGCGGAAGACCAGCGTTCTAAAGAAGTGTCGAAGTATGTTTATGATAAAGTATTTAAGACTGGTGATTCTCCCCAAGAGTTTTATGAAGAAAATGTGGTCGAGGAACTATACAAAGAGCCATTAAAGTTTGAAGGTTACAGAGATGATGAAATATCAATAAGCAAAATGAATCTTGTGTATACTCAGAATTGGGATGAGAACGACATGCGGGTAAAACAAGGTAAAGCGGTTGCAGGTTCCACGTATTATGTAGTGCAGACCGACGACGGTGCTATTGATGAAAATAACTTTGCATACAAAACCAAAGCGGATGCAGAACATGCAATGAAGATATATATCAAAGAATTAACCGAATATCGAGCTAAACAAGGGTACAAGCGGAGAAGAAAATAATGGGATGGCTATACAATCATTTTACGAAGAAAGCATTTTTTAGTGAAGATTGGAAGACTAAAGAAATTCAAATTGCTAAAAATAAAGCAGAAGCAAATATACGTAATTTTCCATTGAGCCAGCAAGATACGGATATTCTCAATAAGGATTGGGTAAATGGAAATCATCATTTTATTTCAAAAAATCCAAAGAGTTTGCAGGCACAGCGACTTGAAAAGGTTATTTCAAAATTACCAGCATATAAAGGTTCTATTTATAGAGGCAGTGAACAGAATCCATTAAGACATGATTATAAAGTTGGTAAAGAATTTTCTTTTGGACATTTAGGGGCGTGGTCAAAAGACCCGAACGTAGCAGAGATGCATGCTACAAAGCATAATTCTCCAATTATTTATAAGGTGGATAATCAATATTATGGTAAAGATATATCTTGTTATGTAAATTCAGATAAGAAAGCGGAGAGTGAAATTTTAACTTCATCTTCTGCCAAATATATAATTAAACGTAAACGAAAAGTAAGTATATCTAATTTAGAAGGGAATAATATTGTAGCTTTACTTATCGAAATGGAGGAAATAATATAGAAAGTAATTGTTTATTTTAGATTTAAGTTATGTTATAATAAAGACAGGGGTACAATGATATGTCATTATGGGCTAACATAGTTTCAAAACTAAAGGAGATTATTAAAAAGATGATAGGAAGCAGGACTATTGAACAGACCTTGCATGTTTCTCCAATTATGTCTTCGCAGATGGAGCATGCGATTGAATTATGGGCTGATATGTATAAGGGACAGGCACCGTGGTTAAAAGAACCTACCTATAGTGATCCTGTTCGTATTGTATCACTTGGATTGCCTGCTTTAATAGCCAGTGAAAAGGCAAGAACGGCATTATTGGAATTTAAATCAGAGATTACAACTCCCACCAAGAAAGTTGAAAAGGCTAATCCTAATTATGTAGAACCGGAGCCTGATGAATTTGGTAATATAATGCCAAGCTTCGAACCTAAGACAATCATTGAAGATAAGCCAGTTACCAGCACTGATAGAGCAGAGTATCTTAACAAGCAATATGAAAAATTAAAGAAGCAACTTCGCAAGCAAATTGAATATGGTATCGCGAAAGGTGGACTTGTAATTAAACCGTATCTTGTGGCTAATAAGATAGACGATGATGAAACAAAAGCAGATTGGCAGATGGAATTTGATTTCATTCAGGCCGATGCTTTTTATCCATTGGCATTTGATGCCAGCGGGCAGATAACTGAGGCGGCATTCATACAGACTCAGGTAGAAAAGGATGTTACTTTTAGGCGTTTGGAATATCATAAATGGCAGAATAATAAAGTCACTATCATAAATAAGGCATTTAAATCAAGAAATAATGGCAATCAAGGCGATATGACCGGACTTGATCTAGGGCAGGAAGTACCACTATCCAGCGTTTCCGCATGGCGGGAATTAAAAGATAGCGTAACCATAAAGGATATTCAAAAGCCTTTATTTGCATACTTTAGAATGCCAGAAGCAAATACCGTGGATACTAGTTCACCACTAGGGGTTTCTGGATACAGTAGAGCGAAGGATTTAATTAAGGATGCTGATTTCCAATATTCAAGATTGTTATGGGAATATGAAGCAGGTGAGATGGCTATCGATATAGACCGTGATGCAATGTCATTCCAGGAGAATGGAAAAGGTCAGGGACAAACGGTACCCAATCATCTTCAGGCTAGACTGTTTCGAAAGGTCGATTTAGGAGAAAGTGATACCTATCAGCCTTATGCACCCAGTTTGAGGGACACCTCATTTATACAAGGTCTTAATTCAATACTCATGCGAATAGAGGATGTTACGGGATTGAGCAGAGGCACCTTGTCGGATGTTACACAGGAAGCCAGAACGGCCACGGAAATTAAGATTCTTAAACAGCGTAGTTTCCAGACTAATGCAGATATTCAGCAGGCAATAGAGGATTGTTTGCAAGATGTGGTTTATATAATGAACGCATATTGCGACTTATATGAAATCACAAAGGCAGGAAAATATGATGTATCCTTTGAATGGGATGATAGCATTATAGTCGATGTAGATACAGAGCTTACCAAGCAAATAACCCTCTTACAAAACGGCCTTACAAGTAAATTGGAAGTTCGTCAGTGGTATTTCGGAGAAACAGAAAGACAGGCACAAGAAGCTTTGCAGAAGATAAACGAGGAATCCACAAGTGATATGGAAAATGAATTAATCATGGATTCTAATAGGGCAGATGGTGGAAGTGGTTTTGGAGGAAACTTCAATAAAAATAAACCCAAGACGAAAGGAGAGAAGGAATGAAATTAAATGATTTTTTATCAAGTCTTACTAGCACTAGCATTCAGGTAACCATTGTTGATTTGAATACCAATACGGAAATTACCAGCATGAAGGCGTCAGGGTATGCAAGCTTGGACGAGGGTATTCTTAATCGTGAGGTTAAACAGTGGTCGGTTATGAGTACAACGGCTATTAAAGTTATTTTAGAATCAGCCGAAACTACAACCACTGAACCTTAATTAAAAAGGAGGTTGCTATGAATAACGAAACAATAATCGCAATAGTAGCATCTGTATTTGGTTCAACAGGTTTTTGGGCACTGGTAACGACTATAGGTCAAGCTCACATGAAGAAAGTCAGCACTGAAGGAAAAATGCTCCGAGGTTTAGCTCATGACCGTATCTGCGAATTAGGGGAAAAGTATCTTACCCGTGGGTATATTACAAAAGACGAATATGAAAACCTTCACGACTATCTTTTCTTACCTTACAAAGAACTTGGTGGTAATGGTACAGCCGAAAAAATTGTAGAAGATGTAAAAAGATTGAAAATGTGTAAAGGAGGAGAATTCAATGAAACTTCCGGACAAATGGTATGATATTCTCAAGTGGATTGTAGTTATCTTCTTACCAGCATTAAACACACTTATATTTGCACTTGGAAATGTTTTAGGTTTTGATAGTGGGGTTGTTTGCGGTGTTATATCTGCGATAACTGTATTTCTTGGAGCATTAATTGGTGTCAGCACCCATTCTTATAGAAAGGGATTGCAGGAGGAAGATAATGAGTAGAACAGTTATTTTAGGACATGCTGTACATGATGAGAACGGTAAAGCGACTGGTGGTAAAGCTGGAGACCAATTACAAAAATCAACTCCCGATTATAAAGGAGAAGTGTGTTTAAAAGAGTTTTATAAGAACTCAAAAGGCTGGTTTATTCTCAGATTTAAAAAAGCTAGTTATGCTACAAAGATTGCCAAGATAATGAAAAAAGCTTGTGACAATATACATATTGGTTATTCACAAAGCGACCGCTACGGCATTATTAAATGTGGCACTAAGACCAAAAAGGATTGCAATTCTGATTGTTCAACCTTAGTAAGACAGTGCGTGAAAGAAGCCACAGGAAAAGACCCTGGAGATTTTTACACAGCTAATGAGGTTAAGATTTTACAAGAAACTGGTTTATTTAAACCTGTTATAGAATATCAAGATGAAATGACACTTTATACTGGTGATATTCTTGTAACTAAGACAAAAGGTCATACTGCTATTATAGTTGAAGGCGAGCCTAGAGAAAATCCGTACACTGAACCCAATATGGATGTAACTTCAGTAGAAAACGCTGAAAAGTATAGTCTTAAAGAGTATTCACACGTTGGTCAGTATGTGAAGTGGGTGCAATGGGAATTGTGCCAAGTAGGTTTTCAGTCTGATATTGATAGATATGGTGGTATTGATGGATATTGTGGAAGTGGTACTGTATTTTGCATAGAGAGATTTCAAAGAGCAAAAGGTCTCGTTGTAGATGGTATCTGCGGAGTGAAAACACGAAAGGCATTAAAGAAAGCGTGAATATATGTTATCTGAAAACGCCATTGAAAATTTAGCTGATATAATAGCTTTACGGCAAGAAAAATTAAATCAGTATGTAATTAATTTAATTGCCAAGCGTGTCAATGAAATTGGTACACTTAAATCCTCAGATGTGTATAAACTTGAAAGACTGTTAAAGTCTGGTGATGATGTAAAAAAGATAAATGCAGAAATTTCAAGAATAACTGGACTACAGATAGAGGATATAAAGCGTATTATAAAACAAGTGGCGAAAGATAATTATATAGACGCAAAGCCATATTATGATTATCGGCGAAAATCGTATATACCGTTTGAAGATAATAAACCACTACAAGCTGTAATTGCTTCCATTGCGAAACAAACTATTGATACTTATGTTAATTTGTCAAAAGCCCAAGCGTTTATGTTGCGTGATTTAAAAGACCCGTCAAAATTAATTCCTACTCCGTTATCTAAAGCGTATTATTCCGTTATAGATGAAGCGGTGCAAGCGAGCCAGCAAGGTACTATTGATTATTCTACTGCTATGCGTAGAACAATGAAACAGCTTGTGGACAGCGGTATTAGACACGTTGAATATAATGCAGAAAGCGGTCGACATTTTAGCCAGAGATTAGATACCGCAGTAAGAAGAAATGTTTTGGATGGTATTCGTGCTATAAATCAAGGAGTTCAAGACATAACAGGTGAGCAGTATGGAGCTGATGGTAAAGAGATATCTGTCCATCAATTTTCTGCTCCAGACCATGAACCTGTGCAAGGCAGGCAGTTTACCAATGAAGAATATGAAAAATTACAAAATGCAGAACCGTTTGAAGATGTGACCGGTAAAAAGTATAAACCATTTGAACGTGCTATCGGCACATTGAATTGTCGGCATTTTACATATTCAATCATAATAGGAGTTAATAAACCTAATTTTACGGATGCTCAGTTAGAAGAATTTGCCACAAAGAATAATAAAGGATATACGTTACCCAATGGAAAACATCTTACAATGTATGAATGCACTCAAAAACAGCGTGAATACGAAACTAAGATACGAAGATTAAAAGAAAGACAGATGGCATTACAAGCGGCTGGTGATATTGATGGAGCAAAAGAAGCTCAATCAAAAATTAATTCTGAAATTAAGAAATACAAAGCTTTTTCAAATAAATGTGGTCTTAGTGTAAAGGCAAATAAAATGTCAGTGACAGGATATAAAAAAATAAGTTTAAATTAAATTTTCTTGTTGTATTTATTACCAGCTTATGTTATAATTAGATTAGGTAAAAAAATTAACTCCAGCGTAAAGAGATATAAAGAACGCGCATTCAGTCGAAACTGTAATCGACAGTTAAATAAAACAGAGATAAAGAATGGAGGCAGTTATGAAGGATGTAAAAGAACTTTTTGACCTGGCGGAAAATGGTACGCTAACCTATGAACAGTTCATGGATTTGGCAAGACAATCCAATGCAAAATTGGTTGACCTCAACGAAGGTGCCTATGTATCTAAGAACAAATACGAAGCGGAGTTAGAAGCCAAGGCAAAAGAAATTGCCGCTTTAAGTGGCACTATTTCAACTCGGGATACCGATTTGGAAACTCTCAAGAAACAACTTGAGGAGGCCGGAGCAGATGCTGGAAAGCTTGGAGAATTAACCTCACAATTTCAGGCGTTGCAAAATAAGTACGACAATGATTCTAAGGCCTACAAAGAACAGTTAAAGAAGCAGGCGTACGAATTTGCAGTACGGGAATTTGCAGGAACAAAGAATTTTTCAAGTCAAGCGGCAAAGAGAGATTTTATACAGTCCATGATTGCCAAGCAGTTAAAGATGGAAGGAGATTCCATACTGGGTGCAGATGATTTTGTTAAGGCATATACCGAAAACAATGAAGATGCATTCATTCAGGAAATGAATTGGGATGATGATTATTCTAACGGAAGTGATGAATATGACGATTATCAGCCCGAAATGAAGCCACAGTTTGTAGGTTCAACACCGGGAGCAGAAGATATGCATACCCCGGACCCGACAGGAGGGTTTTTAAGTGCTATGCACTTTACCCCTATAAGACCTATACCAAATGATTAAAGGAGGAAAATATCATGCCTACTTCTTATGTAGCACCTGCCAATAATGGCACCACTGGTACCTATAATGGTTCTACCGCTATCGGAGCATTAAATTATGCTACCGAGTATTCGAGGGCACTTTCTCAGATGTGGCCTTATGTTTTGAATTATGGTAAACTTTACAGCACTCCAAATAACAATCGTTATCGTTGGGTAAATGCAAAGACCATTGAAATCCCTAGCATTTCAACCACTGGACGTGTTGATGCAGACAGGGATACTGTAGCATTTGCACAGCGCAACTACGATAATGCATGGGAGGCAAAGACCCTTTCCCACGAGAGAAAGTGGAGCACTCTTGTACATCCCATGGATATCGACCAAACTAACATGGTTAGTACTATTGCTAATATCACACAGGTATTCAACGAGGAGCAGAAGTTCCCTGAAATGGATGCTTATCTCATTTCTGAACTGTTTAATAAGTGGCTTCTTACAAGCAATCCTCGTACTGGCGTACAGCATACCGCAGATACTACCCTGCTTACCGTTTCGAGCATCCTTGGTGTCTT